ATGGGTGTTAGAGTTTATGTGCCCTGCGGAGGGTACAATAACAGATGGCTACACTGAACACAAAGAAGCGTTAGATGAGTATTCATATCGTTACAGTCAGCACTATATGGATGACGTAGGGCCACCTCATTTATATACAGTAAAAAAAGAAAAAGATGGTACTTGGACTTGGGAGGATACAAAAAATGATTGAAACAACATATGTAAATCACATGGGTAATGACCTGTCAGTGGTTAATGCTGCCAGGGTAAGCTTTGATAAAGAATCCACATGGGCTGATCACGACAGTGAAACAGATCAGTATGTCTTAAAAGATGGTGATCGAAAGCTTATACATTACTTAGCGGAGCATAAGCACCTCTCTCCTTTTGGTCACTGCTTTGCATCCTTCACTGTCAAGGCTCCAATCTTTGTGGCTAGGCAGTTAGTTAAACATAAGTTCCTACGCTGGAATGAGATAAGCAGACGCTATGTAGACAGTGATCCTGAGTTCTATGTACCTGACGTATGGCGTGGACGTAGTGCTGACAAGAAGCAAGGTAGTGAAGGTTCTGTAGTTATTGATAGAGATACATGGTATGACAATGATGATTTTGAGGATGCTAATCCTTATGCTATAGAAAAAGTTATGTTAGATGAGTACAAATCCATGTTACGCAAAGGTGTCTGCCCAGAGCAAGCACGTATGATATTACCTCAGAATACCATGACTGAGTGGTACTGGAGCGGTAGCCTCGATGCCTTCGCTGATATGTGCAACCTAAGATGTACAGGTGACACACAGCTAGAGACTAGGCTGGTAGCTAATAAAATTTGTGCCGTGATGATGGTGCTATTCCCTGTATCTTGGTTTGCTTTGAGGTTAGAAAAATGAAAAAGGTAAAAGACATAATAAAGTATTATCTTAACAGTGGCTCTTTCTGTAAGCTGAAAGGCTCTACTCAAAAGGATTATGAAAAGCATTTACAAATGGCAGGCATTACACCCATAGGCAACAAGCACTTGGCTAACTTTTATATTGAAGATTTAGATGTAAGGGCTTGCCAAGAGGCTTACAATCACTGGCTAAAGACAGGAACAAGAACGGCTAACTATCGTAAGGCGGCTTTTAGTGTAGCATGGAAGCATGCAATGCGGCATGACGTAATAAAGTACGATCCTATAAATCTCATACAGTCAACTAACAATGATGTTAGGCGAGTTAGGTGGACTAACGCTCAAGTAAAGAAATTTCTAAATTTAGCATACTCAGACTACAGGTACAGGAGCATAGGCCTTATAGTTCACATGGCATATGATTGGGCACAGAGAGTAGGAGACATGCGACTTCTTAAATGGGATCAAGTAGACATACCTAATAGGCAAGTTAGCTTTGTGCAAAGCAAGCGTAATGCAGAAGTACACCTGCCTATAGGAGAAGGGTTAGCAAATATGTTAATTCAACAGAATGATGATTTTGGGTGGTCAGGCGAGTTTGTTGCGCCTCGAACAGTTTTAAGGGCTAATAAGATTACACCTTACACTAAGTTAGAAATATCTCCGTTAGTAAATGAAGTTCTTGAAAAGGCTGATCTACCTTCCTATCTAACAGCAATGGATCTCAGGAGAACAGCTATCACAGAGATGCTTGAGGGTGGTGCTGATGCAGTAAACATAATGCAAGTGTCAGCACATAAGAACGTAGCTAGTATGAAACCCTACTTAGTTAACACACTTAAAGGTGCAACTAATGCTTTATCTAAAAGGGAAGTAAAATGAACATACAGGGCTACTTGGATTCTTTAAATCTCAGTGATGGTGAGAGTAAGAGATCCGTTTGTCCTTCTTGTAATAGCAAAAATACTTTTACTGTCACCAAAGAACTAGGCACAATAAAGTATAACTGTTATAAACTTAACTGTGATGTTAGAGGAAACTACCACGTTGATTTAACAGCAGCCGAAATTAAATTGCTAATGCAGAAACAGGCAGAAGAACCTAAGAAGGAACCAGAAACTATGGAAATACCAGAATACGTAGTACAGCCCACACCAGAGCATACAAAGTTTCACGACTTTAAAGAAAGGTGGGGCCTGTGGTCATCAAGACTTCTCTACGATGTAAAGGATGAAAGGGTTGTGTTTCCTATTTATTACAAGGGTAAGATTATAGATATGAATGGTAGATCCGTAGGAGGAGCCGTACCTAAGTGGTATAGGTACAGTGGAAAGGCTGATTACTACCTGATTACCTGTGGAGACACTATGCACACATTACTTTTAGTAGAGGATTGCACCTCTGCAGAAATAGCATCACAAGTATTTCCAGGCATTAGCAGTCTTGCAATACTTGGCACAAGCCTTACAGACAAACATTATGATGTAATAGGGAGGTTTAAGCACGTAGTAATAGCACTAGACCCTGATGCCGCACAAAAAACTATACAATATAAAAGAGAGGTTGAAGCGTGGACGGGTATAAAAACTACTGCAGTTCGGCTAGACGATGATATTAAATACAGAGAAGAAACAGATTTAGATAAACTTAAAGGAGTATTTTAATGGCGTGGATATTAATTTGGTTGCAGGTTACTGCAGGGATGCCAGTAGAGCATTACCAGTTAAACACTTTTGAAAGTCAAACGATGTGCGATCAGTATAGACAACGTGCAGAGATGTTAGTAAGCGATAACAACATGAAGGTTGTATGTTTATCTGTAGATGTAGGGGGGCGATAACTTGTACGCAATTCATATTGAGATTGACACTGGGGAGTTTTGCTACGTCACAGGTAAGAACCCCTTTACTGTACACGATGCCCCTCTTTTATTTGAGACTCAAGAAGAGGCAGCATCCCACGCAAAACTCTGGAACACGGGAACGGTAGTACCTTACATTATGCCTATGAGCAAAGTAGAGAGAAGAGCCTCATTAGACAGAAGCAAGGCAAACAATAACAAGGGAGTAAAAAAAGATGATGGAACTAGCATTACTTAAAACGATGATGAACCGTGAGTTTTACGACTTACATAAAGGTATACGTTGTCCTGATAGAATCTTTACTAAGGATATTAGAAAGATCAAGCAAACTATGGACAAAGCTATGGCTGAGTTTGAGGGCGATCTTACAGTAGCAGATGTAGAGGCTTTATTTTATACGCACAATCAGACTATGACTACAGCCAATAAAGTATCCTATGAAGATATGTTTCGTAAGCTCGAAAAAGAGAGTTGCATAAAGCAGGACATTGCAGAAGAAGTTCTTGGAACATTATTTCAGCAACACGTAGGTGAGCTTGTAGCCAACTTAGGGTTTGATTTTGTAAATGGTACAGAGAAAAGCCTAGAGCCTCTCAGGAGAATTGTTGAAGATTTTAAGAATGACTTCACACCTAACATTAGAATTGAGTGGGAAGACATTAGCTTAGATACTATTATAAAAGCCAATGACCTACAAACACAGTGGAAGTTCAACATCCCTAGTCTGCGTAAAAAAGTAGAGGGTGTATCAGGTGGGCATTTACTTTTGGTAGGAGCAAGGCCTAACACAGGTAAGACTTCCTTCCATGCTTCCTTAGTAGCTGGGCCTGATGGCTGGGCCTCTCAAGGTGCTAAGTGCGTGGTCATGTGTAATGAAGAAGCTTATGAGCGAGTTGCGGCACGATACTTGAGCGCCGCCGCTAACATGACGATGGATGAAGTCAAAGCTAATGTGTCTCTGGCTAGGTCTAGGTATGAGCCTGTCAGGAAGAACATACGAGTGAAGGACAGTACCAACAAAGACATGATGTGGGTGGAGTCTGTAGTTAAGCAAGAGAAGCCCGACATACTAATCCTGGATATGGGGGATAAGTTTGCTACAAAGAATAGCGATAAGTCTGACATATACCTAAAAGATGCGGCTATTTATGCGCGCAATATTGCAAAGCAGCATGACTGCTGTGTTATCTGGATGTCTCAGCTAAGTGCTGTAGCAGAAGGTAAGGTCTATGTAGACCAAAGCATGATGGAAGGTTCCAAGACAGGTAAAGCCGCAGAGGCAGACCTGATGGTTTTGATCTCTAAGAACCCTCTTGTCGAAGGTGCAGAAGAGCAAGACACGCAAAGGCACTTGAATATAGCAAAGAATAAGCTTAAAGGTGGCTGGCATGGAGTTATACATTGTGAGTTGGACGGTGGAAGGTCTTTATACACAGCGTAGGAGAGATAAATGAGATTAGTTTTAGACGTAGAAAACACAACAATAACTAGAGGAGGTAAGTTACACCTAGACCCATTTGAAGAGACTAACTTTTTAGTTCAAGTGGGTATGATGAATGTAGACAACGTAAATGAGCTACACTTAATAAATATAGATCACGTTGAGAAGAAAGATACTTCTGGGTCTGGCACAAAATTCATACAAGAAGTGCTAGACAACACAACGTTACTTATAATGCATAACGCACAGCATGACTTAATGTGGCTGTGGGAATGTGGCTTCAAGTATGAAGGGGCTATATACGACACGATGTTAGCTGAATACGTCTTATTGCGTGGTCAGAAAGATCTGCTGGCACTAGGTGCTTGTGCAGAGCGTAGAAACCTGAGCGTTCAAAAGGATGATACCTTGAAACGCTACTTTAAAGAAGGATACAATACAAATGAAATACCCCTTAATGAACTTGAGCATTATCTCCGTTGCGACTTGCTTACTACTGGCGAGTTGTTCCATTCCATCGAAGGAGACTATAGTAAGCAAGATTCCAGAGGCCTTGTTACCACAAGAGACATTACCTTCAGAGTCTGTAAAACCCTTACCCGAATCAACATCTCTGGAATCAGGGTGGATAGAGAAGCCTTAGATTTAGTTCGCAAAGAGTTTGAAGAAGAAAAGGCAGACTTAGAAGATTGCTTGCAAAGGGATGTAAGAAGTTACATGGGTGACACACCTATAAACCTAAACAGCCCTTTGCAACTATCTGAAGTTATATTCTCTAGAAGGATTAACGAAAGAAGAGAATGGGCAGATATATTTGAACTGACTAAAGGTACAAAAGACTTTAAGGCGGCGGTAGAAGCTAATAGTAAACTCATTAGAAGAACTAATGCTTTTACCTGCCCTGTCTGTAAAGGTAAGGGGTATGCCTATAAAGTAAGGAAGGATGGCACAAACTATTCAAAGCCTAATAAGTGTAAGGATTGTAACTCGCGTGGCTATGGTCTGAAAGATACTAATCAATTAGCTGGGCTGGGCTTTGCGGCCCCTAGTGCAAAGTGGATTAGCGCCAATGGTTTTAGTACAGGAAAGGATAACTTAGAAGTACTTATGTCTACTGCTAAAACTAAAAAGATGGACAAGGCTTTAATGTTCTTAACTAAGCTTAAACGCCACAGTGCAATCAGTAGCTACCTGTCTAGCTTTGTAGAAGGCATAGATGTGTTCACTAAAAAGGATGGCTTCTTACATGCATCCCTTACTCAGCATATCACATCGACAGGCAGGTTCTCTGGACGTAATCCTAATATGCAGAACATGCCACGGGGTGGTACGTTTCCAGTGAAGAGGGTGTTTATCTCACGATGGGAGGGCGGGAAAATATGTGAAGCTGACTTCGCTCAACTTGAGTTTAGGGTTGCCGCATTCCTGTCTCAGGATGCTGTTGCTATGGCTGAGATTGCATCAGGGTTTGACGTACACAGCTATACAGCTAAAGTTATCAGTGATGCAGGGCAGGCAACTTCTCGCCAGGAGGGCAAAGCCCATACGTTCGCACCACTTTTCGGCGCTAGTGGGTATGGAAAGAGTAAAGCTGAAGCGGCATACTATACACACTTCAATGAGAAGTATGAGGGTATAGCAGCATGGCATCAAGAATTAGCAGATGAGGCGTTAAGATTTAATAAAATAACTACGCCCTCTGGTAGACAGTATGCATTTCCTAATGTAGTAAGAAGAAAGAATGGAGGTGTAACAAACTTTACTATGATAAAGAATTACCCTGTACAAGGTTTTAGTACAGGTTGTATCGTTCCTGTAGTATTAATGGAGATGGAAGAGCGTCTATCAAAACTAAACTCTTGCTTAGTGAATACAGTTCACGACTCAACAGTGATAGACGTTCATCCAGAAGAAGAAAAAGCTGTATTAGAAATTATTTCTAGTATGAATACAGGTCTTAACGACTTGATAGAAAAGACTTATAATGTAACTATGAACGTACCCCTTCTACTAGAGGCAAAAATAGGGCCAAACTGGCTTGACGTAACTGATACATAGGCTATAACTATAAGTTCTTGAAACTCTCATTGAAAGGTAAAAACA